TCCAAACATATCCAAATTTGTCTTTTGTGAGTTGATCGCATGATCAAATCTCTCACAGCGACTACCTCATTCTATCTCACAGTATCGGCTTGTCAATAGCACAACTTGAGATTTTTTGTTTTTCAGCAACAGTCTACTGTTTCAGTTTCTGTATTGGGAGAAATTTTCTGTTCCTCTAAAAGAGATGATAGTTTCATATTCTCTTTTTTTAATTCGTCGAGAGCAAGTTCTGCTTCTTTGAGTAGTTTTTGCAGATGAAATACTTTATTGCTTAGTTCGTGAGCAACATATTGTGTCATATTCATTTAAGCCACCAGTTCTTTAATAGGTTTACCTTCTGCTAAAATAGGAATAGGTCGTCCAGATAGATCATAAATAACTTTAGACGCATCAACCCCCAAGTGTCTATAAATTGTGGCCCATAAGTCCTCTGGAGTCACAGGACGATCAACTACATACGCAGCATTGGCATCTGTTTTGCCTATAACCTGACCCATATTAAATCCACCACCAGAGACTAATATAGAAAATGCTTTGGACCAATGATCTCTACCATTTCTGATTTTACCTCTTGCTTCTTTATATTCTAATTTAGGAGTATGTCCAAATTCTCCCATTACCACAACCAGAATATTTTTATCTAATCCTCTGTTATGAATATCAGTAATTAATCCGCTCACAGCCTGATCATAAAAATTTGCTTTATATTTCATATCTATGAATATATCACAATTAACCGCATGACAATCCCAATTATAATATGAATGATCTGGTGGTGATCCGGGCGGATTTTTTAATGTGACAGTTACGAAACTACTGCCCGCTTCTGCTAATTTTCTTGCCATTAAGCATCTTTGCCCCCAAGCATTTAATCCATAACTTTCTCTAAGAGATAATGGCTCTTTTGATACATCAAAAATATCTTTAACTTTACTGGATGTTAATAAATCATATGCTTTTTTATGGAAATTATCCATAGCGGTCATGGATTGAGAATAGTCTAATTTTCTATCTGTTTTATCTAGTTGAGATAATAGTTGTATTCTATCATCAATTCTATCTTTGATGCTATCTGATATGCTAATATTATTGACTTTAAAGTTTTTAGCAGAAGGGTCGCCGTCTACTATAAAAGCATCATAAGATGATCCTAAAAAAGCAGAACCTAAAGCATATTCGTCAACAGAATTAATACCTAAATCTGTTAATAAAATATTGTTAGGAATAATAGATCCATTTTTCTCTTTTTGTTTGGATACTACAGATGCTATAGCAGGAGTATCGTTTATAGTACCAGTAGGAACCTTGGGTTCTTTTCCTGTCATTACTCTTTTAGACCCTCCACCGTGATCAGTAAATCTGTGGGTCATAGATCGTATAATAGTAAACTTATCTGCTATTTGTGCCTGTAAAGGAAATAGTTCACTAATATGAGTTCCAACTACATTTGTTGGTATTGAATTAAATAATCCTCTAATCTCACTTTTAGCCTCTGATTTAGGATCATAACTTTCTAGTTGAGAAAGACCACCCGGCAACCATACAAGAATAACAGAATTGCTAGAGGCTTTAGTGTCTGCTAAAAGATTTTGTGCAGAGAGTGCGGGGTATGCTAGTAGGCCGGTATTAATCACTGATCTTCTGGTGGGTTTCACATTGTATGCTCCATAAGCGTATTGAGTTATCCATAATATAAAAACACCAAAATGATCTTTTTATAAAGAATTCAGAAAGCCCTTCAGTTCTTTAATTTGATCACTATCTAGAACAATTTGGTCAGTATATGGCTTACCATATCTAATTACCTGATAAATATAGCGGACTTTTTGCCAAAAAGACATACCGTGTTCGTATGTTTTTAAAACTTCATATATGGAAATATCCAGAGTAGATATTTCTGGATCATAATCTAATACCAATATTTCACTTTGACAACCACATCTAATAAAAGCGGTTCTACGATCTTGATTTTTTAGATTTGTTTTTTCTAAAAATTCGCTCATAGTTTTTCTCCCACGTTTTCTGATCTACGCTTTTTGGTCTTGGTTTACTACCTTTGCCATTTTGACTCATGATTAATCCTCTAACACAAAACTCCAGTACCTACTATCCTCTTTCTTTTGAAGATTATCCCAGTAAATAGAGCGGGCAATATAAGAAGGTGTCTTGTGCTTACCGCAATTAACCATCCAGTGTCGCTCCATTTTCTTATACAGTCCAGATCCGATCTTACTTTTATTATACTTAAGAGACTCAATATCGTAAAGTCTCAGTTGATGTACATCGCCACAGAGTACCCTTGCCTCATTAGGATGGATCATTTCCAAGGCAAAACTAATCTTTGCCAGACCAATACCACTAATCTTATTAAGGATGCTGTCACGCTTCTTAACATGATACTTTTTAGTGGTAAAATAAAAGTCTTTGGGATTAGCCCAAAACTTAGTGCTAAAATCCCAGATATAATTAGTACGATTGTTATGGAGTCCTACGCCGCTCTTATAGAGTTTTTCCAACAGAATATCTTTGCTATCAACCCACTCATGGAAATTCTTAATAGCATTATATCCCTTGACATTACCTTGCCAAGTGGTATGTACGCTGCAATAGGCAAACAAATAGCGTCGGAAAATATCGTCGTTGTTTTTAGGACGAACGCTCTCCCAATAGTCCTTATAAGCAACTATCTTATCTTTAGGAAAGTTCTTAAAGAATTCGTCTGCCTTAGACGCATTAATCTGCACAACTGGATTGCTGCTAACTGTATTCTCAATAATCATGTATACTCTCCAAGTGGTATGCTGCGATTGTACCCTAATGGTATCGTCTTGTCAAGACCCATTTCTTGAATCATCGTTTGCCGGATCGACGCAATAAATGTTTATGCTCTGGAAATTTTTTATTCAGTTTATGTCTTTTAGATTGTGTATCGATCTTATTTTTTTGATTAAAATTACGCCTATCTAATTCTTCTTTAGCAAAAGATAGGGTGAGTAAATCTACCGTATCGGGATTTTGAACTATGTTTTTTAAATCTCTAGTACTCATACTAATAACCTTAAAATGCAGAGTCTCTGTTGGAGTACTGCCCTGTTTAGTATTTGAGAACAGTCTTTTTTCTCTATTGAAGGTTTTCTTTCCTTTGCCTTTTCTTATCACTATAGTATCCTCGTGAAGAATTAAGTATCCCTCTGTTCCCCATAAAGAAATTTAAATGTAGGAAAACGCAGACTAATACCGCCATCCTGATTCTTACTCTCAGCAAAATATTGCACAGTGATAATCTTGCCTAAAATCTTTTTAGGGTCTTTATAAAACTCTCTACGCTGTTCAATACTAAAACCACTACCAACTCTAACAAGATGATCCTTATGTTTTATTGTTACGCAAGAAAGCATGGTTTCTTCGTGTTCTCTACCATTCAGAACATATCTAAACGGACCCATTTCAGTATCAACTACTTCATATTCATCATCATTAAAACTCTTATATTTGAGCAAGTCTTTGCTTCTTTTACCTTTATACGGACTATCCGCCCGCAGCATCAGACCCTCCCAATTATAGTCACTGGATCGCTTCGTCCACTCTGCAAAATGCTGATCGTTTAAAATTCTTTCTTGACCCAATACGCTAAGACAGGCACAAGTATTATTTCTCATTACCTCTTTGAGATTATTATAGCGAATAGAATAAGGCTTATTTTGCTCACCCTTCTTACTATAAAATTCGTCGTGAGAAATCATATCAAAAATTTTATATGAAGGATTAGGGATGGTATGATCCTTCTTTTTGAGTTGTTTCATAACGTCCTGAAAATCTTCATTACCCTCATCATCTACTAGACAAAGTTCACCATCAAATACTACGTTAGCAACGCCCAAACCCTTAATACCACCAGCAACAATACCAAGAGTATCAAATTCTTTTCCCGTGCGGGAATAAAAAGTAGACTCCCCATTACTATCAACAATAGCGATACATCTAGCACCGTCGATCTTACGACTAACATACCACTCATCTTTCCAATCTACAATATCTGGACTATATTTATCGGCCAAAGCCACACTAAATTCTGGAATATGATCTGGAATAGCCTTATTAATGATCTTATCACCAGCACGGGTTTTCAAGTCTTTGTCCAAAACACAATGAATAAGTTCTTCATAATCTGCATAATGCTCGACAAAACTATTCACAGCAGATATAGCATCATGTCCAGTAATCTTACGACTTTTTAGAGCATCAAGCAGATCAAAGAAATTTTTGTACTCATTCTTTCTGGCTACCAGATGGCTTTTCTTCTTTAGATTATCGCTGGTTACATGATATTGCCACAACGGATGATAAGTATACAGAAGAATTTTTTTAGCAAAATTTGCTGATGAATTATTGAAAATTCCACAATTAATCTTGATAATATCTTCTTTTTCTTTTGTGCTGCTTGTATTTCTAAGATCAGTTACCATCTTCCAAACATAATCAAAATCGTGAGTCATCCGTTTAGTCTCCTGTGTTTAGCGTATTCTACCATACGCCAATCCTACTGTCAAGTATCGACAACCTAGCGTCGTTTCTTAAATCGTTGACTTAATTTAGTAACTAAATCGCTGCCTGCTGTTGGAAAAAAACATGGCAAAGTAGCATGAATGATTAGCAATAATCCCGCTAGTAAACAACAAGATCCATAAAACAGAGCAAAAATTAGATGCTCAACATATGTCATATTATTTTCTTTCAGATGCTCGATCAAATTTTTTCTTAGATTCATTTTGCTGTATTCTATTTTTTGACATTATTAAATAGTTTACAGCTTTAATTACACCATTTAAATTATCTCCGAGTTTTCCTAGACCTTCATTACATCTGCTGCATAACCAGCCTCTAAAACTATCATCACTATGATCATGATCCAAACACCATTTATATGGTATTTTGCCACAACACTCACATACTGCTGGTTTTGGTGGAGCGGTTTTATGTAGACCGCTCCTTATTTTTGAATGTTTCTTAACGCACTTTCTACATCTACTGTCTAGATTATCTTTGTACATACTGTGTTTTGGAAAACTACCAGTATTTTTTCTTTTACCACAATAAGTACAAATTTTTCTAGGCATAGTTTAAGTGGAGGCGTTCGGTACTGCCCCGAAGTCACGCGATATTTCTAATTACATTTTCTACAAGTTTAGTTTATTCATAAAATTTCGGATATGGCTAAATAATAAACAACATTCGCCAATCCTAGTGACACATCTTAGCCTGTTAACCGTCACCACTAACAGGAGCCAAAGGATTTTACGACAATCTTTTGAACGCTACCTTCATCGCTTTCTAAGATTGTTGCTACTTATTTATTAGGCAGCAAGGGCTAACTGAGTTTCGCCAGTTAAAGCGTTTAATCGACTTTTAGAGTGGCCGGTCGATCAACCACTACTTGCTAATATAATCTTCTATATCCGTTCGATACTATTTCGCCCCCTAATTATTATGATATAGTTTTGTTAAATCTCCAATTTCTTTCTTGTGTTGTTCTATCTTAGTATAAGCATCAGCACATCTACTGCAACTTTCTGACAACAAATATGCTTCACGATTATGTATTTCTTCTTCAAGATCCTTTATTCTTCTTCTTATTTCTTCGTTTGATAGGTTTGTCATCTTTAGTCTCTTTTGACCAGAATACCATTTCATTTGCCTTATCATCCCAAGCACATTCAACTAAGTCTTGAGCAGCCAACTTTGCTAATCCAACATTATGAATCCAAGTGATCACTGAGCAATATATTTGTTCATTAATATCTTGATTCAAGAGCGGTCTATCATTGTCGTCAAAACCACAACAGTCTTTCTTAATCAGTTGAACCATTTGAGGAATACTAATATAATCATCAAGATTATCGCTACAACCTTCTGACAAAGATTGAGCCGCAGCGTTTCTTATCTCTTGAGCATATCCATCAAGATCAACAATTGCGTACAGTTTATTGTCCATATTTTCACCAAGTTTTTACTTCAAAAATTTATATACACCAGAACCACCATCGGTATCCCTAATATTCTTGACCGTATCTTCCATAGAATATTGTCCTCTAGGAAGCCACTTAGATTCTTCATAAAGAGCAGTAGTAATTTGAGGAATCCAATGTTGATATGCTAGTTCAAACTGCTCAGGAAAATATTCCTTCAAAATATGTTGAATCTGATATAAGTGGCTAACTACAGAGTCTCTATGTTCTAACAGTTTTTCTAATTGTTCTTGTTGTTGAGGAACTAAACTCATTCTACCACTTCTCTATTCTTCAGTTTAACAATTTCGTGAGCAATCTTCCATACTCCAGTTTCCTTGTTCTGAATATCTCTACCCATATAAATATGAGCAAAGCCACCATGCTTATCAATACCAAAAGCCCTAATGCCCTTGTCATCAATACAGTCTACAACAAAACGTCCACGATAGCCCATAGGGATAAACTCGCCCCTATAAAAATAGTATGGGCCACCCCTAACTTTAATGCGATCACCCTTAACCAGTTCTTTCCAGTTAATATTCTTAACGATCTTGGTATTTTTTGCTTCCTTGCTTTTGGGCTTGAAAGCAAAATCTGAACCACAACTCTTGCAAGCATATGCACGGGGACCATTAATAGCGGAACAACTGTGACAAATTTTCTGACCGCGAGGCATTTTGAGTCTCCTTTGGTTAGGTGTTACGCTCTAAGTATAGCATAGGTATCGGCACTGTCAAGAGGGATTCTTTAGAGAACGTATCCTTCTTTTTGTGCCTCACTATCTGATAAGGTTCTTATCCATGCAGGAACAGGCTGTCCATTATCTCCAATTCTTTGTTTACGCAACTTTCCCTTTTCGCCAGAATTCTCACAGATTTCATAACTCATACTTTCTGCCATAGTAATTAATCCACGAATATATGAGTCAGCACCATAAGAGTATGCTCTTAATCCCCCAAACTTTTCTTTAATTTGGCTCCAGCAAAAATGATCCAGAGGATCTTCTGTTTTATTTCTCTGATTCAAATGACTTTGAACAGCATAACACAACGAATTTAATAGATCATACCACCCATCACCACATTCTATCCATTCACAATTCTTAAACTGTTCTGGATATGTCAGAATCAGTTTATTTTTTAAGTCTTGATTCATTGGAACGATCCTTGTCTTTGTCTGGAAAAATAGTTAATTGACCGGGATTATAATGACAAAAATAACTACTATGTATACGCTTCTTAATCAGATTATCTTCTTCAATTTCTATGTATACATTAATACGATACCGATTGCCCCACACATTAATGATTTTAGTCATTAGATGGTTTTTAGGACGTTCCACTTGCTTGAATAAAAGGCTCTCGATTTCCATATCCATTAAGAATTCTCCGATGAGGTATTAATAATTAGGCAATGATGGTCTTTATTATTTTGTGATATAATCCAATTTAGTCCATCACAATTATGCTCTTTCATATTCCAAGTATCATAAACTATTACCTGATCTTGCCAGTTGAATTCTCCCATATTTTGGGTAAGATTTGCTTGTTTATTAAGATAATTGTATAAATCTAACCAAGTCATCTTGATCTCCTATTGGCCCTATTTAGGATACGAATACTCTCTTTAGCATTAGCGGGAACCAGCACCAACTGTGGAGCGGTTTTGTGTTCCCAACTCATAAAGCCCACAGCACGTTGTTCAGTAGAACAATTAATGCAAGTTTTAGCACGATTATTTTCTGTCAGAAACTCCAGTCTTTCGTCTGGAATGGAATGATAACAATAAATACAATTCATAAGTTCCTCCAATAGCAGAATTATACACTAGCCAAAGAATTTGTCAAGTCAGGACGATAAACCATATCACCAAAACTATCACTGAAACTACCATCGTCATTACTATAAAAAACGGTAGTTAAGCCAACAGATTGTAAAAGTTTATCACAATTTTCACAAGGCTTACTACCAAGAATCAAACCTTTGCGATTAATTCTCATCACCACAATATTCCAAGAAGGATCAATATGATTGTACTGATCCAGCAACTTAGAAATTAGATGACTTTCTGCATGGTAAAATGGATGCTCTTTATATTTGGGAAGATTAAAATTCTCTCCTATGCGGTAAGCACCAGCATGAGTTTTAATAGGATTATTTTGGGTGAAGCCAATTAACTTGGTTCCATCAAACGCCCCGGCAAAGTGGTAGCACCTTATCAGTTTGGAGGGATTCCAGTTGTTGTACGCTTTGCGTATCGTTTTGGCTATTTGTTTCATTAGTTATTGCCTCACTCCATCCCATTGTATCACAACACTGTGATCGGTCAACTAGTGGGGGCATCTTTATTTTTTTAGGTTCGGGCCTATTTTTTAGATCACTCATTGAGTATCTCCTATTTACTTGCTAACATATACAAGCCAATATTGGCAAAAGCGTAACCTGTGTATGCAATAAACAAGCCTGTATTTCCTCTGTACGCTTGCTCTGCTGCTACATAAGCATATATACATCCCGTAAATGCTATTAGCCATCCACTCATATTAATTCCCTTTATTTTTATGATGATTAAGAATTTCTTCACACATCAATATAAGTTCAGAATGTAATAAATTACCTTTTGCTTGATTAGCATCTTTACAGGCAATATTACAATTGTCTAGTGTATTAAGTCCTCCCCTATTTTTTGGTATAATATGGTCTAAATGATAAGATTTACCATCTAATAGATCTATTTTTCTACCAGTAAGATAGCAAGTAGGATCATCTCCAATTTTATCCAGCAAGTCTTTTACTTTAAATGACATAGGCGGGTATTTCCATAATTTTTTATCTCTGTGAAATCTAATAATTTTGTTTCTAAGAATAGTATTTATATCATTCTCTTTAGATTTTACAGGAATGTAGGTGGGCTTGTTTTTATAGGCATCTCTATATCCCTTAAAATTTAATGATTTCTTAGTAAGAATTTCTTTTACGCTTTTTGACATAATATCATAGACTCATATTGAGCAATAGCCATACATTTACCTTTTAGTTCCATATCAACGTCAAATTCTAAGCCATAAGTCTCAAATTTATTATATGCGTAATCAGCATGAGCGCGAGGATTATTGCCTTCTCGACTTTCACTATAATGAAATAGTGGAGTAGTTTGCCATGTATCGTAGCACATATTAATGGCTTCACATTCTGACAAATTATTTGGATGACACTTGTGATGTAAATAGTCAAAACAAATAGGGATGCGTGTAATAGGATGAAAAATATCTACTAATTCACGCACACTCCAACAACTCAGTTTATCATCATTTTCAATAGTTAAACGCTTTTGGCAATTTTCATCAAGACGCTTGAAGTTTTGATAAAATCTATGAGATATGTCTTCTCTTGTTCCATTGTTATTGTGAACATGAAGATTCATGGGAGAATTAGTATCTGCGGGCAAACCAATTCTGTCAAAAAAACTACTGTAAAAATTCAGTTCTATGATAGTTTTGTCAACAACCTTATCAGATAAACTAGCCAAACTATTAAACTCAGAATGATGACAAGATACTCTTACATTTGTATCTTTAATAGTTTGTTCAATATTATCAAATTCATCTTGAATATCATTATGATTTGGAAGATCATCTAAAGATACATTAGCCTCATCATATGTAATTAGTGGAAAAATATCGCTACTAACGCGATAAACATAGTTATTTTCTGCACAAAACTCAATAGTTTTACGGGTAGTAACAAGATTATTGAGAATACGGTCGCCAAGAATAGTTAGTGCTTCTTCTCTTGGCAAACTATTAAAACGCTTAAAGGTCATGGTCTGATGACCAATACCTTGTTCTTTAAGTTTTAATGAGATGCAGCAGAGGCCATAGCGCATAAATAGAGTCTCCTTGACCAGATTATACCCTAGTATCGACCAAAGTCAAGACGGCTCTTTAATTTCTTCTACTGAGTATATTTTTTCAACAGTAATATCGTCTACTAAACAATTGGAAATAAATGATTTTTCTGCTTTTTCTGAATTTTCAGCACTAATATGGTCACAAATTAGTATGCTCTGTGCTGGATTAGAAGAACAAAGATCATATGCTTTTG